ATTCACAATGGGCATTGGATCCCAAGCTTCGAAGGAGAAACCCCCAAAGGCATCATTCGCCGTCGCATTATTAGCGCCTCCGTATTTCAAGCCGGTGGCCGCGACAAGTGTCTCTACGCCATACGCCGCGTCGACGTTCATCGCTCCAGGGGCGAGCCCGCCCACGACAAAATCAGCCTCTACTTTGTATAGAGATGTAGCAGCGAGGTTGGATCCACCGACCATTGGCGATGCGCGCCCGACTATAGCCGCTCCGTTCATAACCCCTAGCACGATCTGGGGAAGTGTCGCCGCGCCATGAAGCGTACCGGCGAGGCGAAACCGTACGAATCCATGAGCGGGCACGGTGATCGCAAGGCGCAAGTTCGCTGTGTCGAGCGCAGTCATGGCGAGTGCCGCCGTCGTCACCTTGTTGACTGAGGTGGCGGGATCGTAAATTTTGCCGTTCAGCAAATTCACTCAGTTTTCCCCGGCGTGACCTCAGCACTTGCCTTCCCGCCATCGGGCAGTGTGATGCTGATGCTCTTCTTGCCCGTGAGTCCTTTCAGGCCATCCACAACAGCAGACACCGACTCCATGAGGTCCGCGTGCATCTTCTGCACGGCAGCAGTGTCAACCGTCTCGGCCTTAGCCTCCTTCTTCTCCTTTTCGTCCTTCTTCTCTTTCTCTTTCTTTTCTTCCTGCTTCTCGGTCGCTTTCGCCTTGGCGATCATGACATCGACCTTGTTCTCATGCTGGCTCACAGCATTGCGGATTTCTTGGACGGCTGTATCCACCAAACTTTGGATAGCCATCTCCGCAGCGCGGCTTTGGATTTCTGCTTCCTTGTGCGCAAGCTCCAACGCCTGCTGCTCGTCTGCGATTTCCTGCGCCGTGCCTTGGAATACTTCTCCGGCCTTGGTTGCATCCGCGCGAGCACCCTCCTCCAACTTCATCCGAGCGATGCGCTCGGCGCTGGCAGCGTTGATGTTCGCAATTTGGATGCGAACATTCGCCTCGATCTTTGCGATTCCCTCCTTGATCTGAGAGTCGAACTGCGCAATCTTCTGATCGTTGAGGCCCTCGGCCTGCGTCTTCTGCATTGCAGCTTGAGCCTCAGCTTGCGCCTTCGCCACTTCTGGGTTCGGCGGGGGCGGGGCAGCGAGTTGCTTCTGCACTTCGCGAATGTAGTTGTCGAACAGAGTCTCCACGCCACCAGAAGTGGAGAAGCTCGCGCCAGCCCACTGGAGAATCTTGAGCATGAACGGCGCAGCCGCTGGAGCCTTCTCGAGGAGCGGAGTGACTTGCCCCACAAATTGACCCATGCTCGTAACGAATTCTTGGCGCATCTGCTTCTCAGCATTGTAGTCCGGAATGGACATCTGCGTGCTAGAGACATTGATGCGGTACATCAACTCCCAAGAATCCTTGATGAGTTTCACCGCATCTTGCGCAAACTCCCGATCCGGAGTGAACATCACCAAAGACTTCCTGATGATGGTTTCCGGTTGGAAGTGCTTGGAGATAATGTTGGCCTTGATGTCCATCGCGCCGGCGACGAAAGCTCCCACCTGCATCTGGTAGAGTTGGAGGCGGCTCGAGGAATACTGGGCCTTGAGTTGTTGAGCGCCGTAAGTCTCCCGAGCATTGGTCACCCCGCGCATGATGTCGCTAATGCCGGTGAGCTCGTAGATTTGCTGCACTATATCCGCGCGTGCCTCGCGCAGCTTTTCAATCACAGCAACAATGGCCTCGATTGGGAGCCAATCAATGACTCCCTTGAGCCCGCCCTTCTCAGCGAACATAGCCCAGTTGTCGACTGGAATCAGCTGGTTTTCCGCAGCTCGACTCAACATCTTCTGCACGCCCTCGGCCGTCTTGTCGTAAACGCCGACAGCCTTACACGCGTCGATCAACAAGCTGAGACGAACGTTGATGGAATTGAGTTGGGCGTACTGATCCTGCACCATCGTGTAGTCCGCGCGGCCAATGAACTTCTTGGTCGTCGTATTCGCCGCCAGCGGGCGCGGGCAGGGGAAGAATTCCTTCAATTCAAGCGGATCGGACTGCTCATCCAGTATTTCGTCGCAGCCGTGAGCCACCCAGTAGACTTTTCGAGTGGATTTGCACCAAATCTCGAAAATTTCGCCCCGGCGAAGGTTGGATTCGCTATCCACAGCCGACGCGGGGTAGGACTTGCCGTCTTTTGGGATGACGAGCGGAATCTTCGCCCAAACTTTGGGAAAGCGAGTCTTTCCGGACTCTGGGTCCATCCAAACTCGCCGAGCGACCCAAGTCACTTCCTCCCACACACGCGCAGGGGAGTAAAAGAAGTCTTTCCAATAGACATAGTCGCAAGGGACGTTTTCATCTACGATTTTCTTAACCTTTTGGCCCTCCACCTCGTTCTCGACGATTTTCGCGTCATAACGGAGCCATACCTGCCCCATTCCCGGAATAAGGCGATCCTCCACGGCGTGCTGGAAGGCCTCGTGCATGTCCATTCCCGAGCCATTCGGCCCGGTGCGAATCAAACGCTCAATCATTGCCGCCGCAACGCGGGCAATATCATCTTCTGGGTCTTGGAACTCTCGCGCAGCGATGGGTTTTGGGGGATTGCCATACAGGGCCGACTTGAGGATGCCGACGTTGGCCCAGAACATGTTGACTTTGCTCGCCCCGAGCCCCTCAGTGTCCGTGGCGACCTCTTGGTTGTCCAAGTAGTGCCCATTCACTGAATCTCCGGCGGTGTGGAAGTTCTCCAACTCCTTCTCGGAAAGCTTGAGCTCGGATTGCCAAAAGTTGACATCATATCTGGCCATTATCTAATCCTCCCGCCTATGGTGGGGCCGCATGTCCACGCTTGATTCAGCGTAAACGAGTAGTGCGCCGGAACTGCGAAGGGTTTTGGAGCTCCCGGCTGCGCCTTGACTGCTTGCATCTTCGCAACGAGGGATAAATAACGGAAACTGTCGGCGAAGTTACTCGCCCAATCATGCAGCGGCTTGTCTCTGAACGACTTTTTCTCGTCGTCGAACTCACGCTTGTAACTCTTCAGCGCCTTGAGTCCATCATAGCACCCCGCTTCGTCAAATACGAGGTGCTTGAACATCATTCGCCCAGCAGAAATTCCATCCTGGATGCTGAGATTCGGAACGAGGCGGGGGCGCACTCCGTTGGTCAGGAATTGCTCAACAATGGAGCGCCCAGTCTGGAGAGATTTGGCCCGCGCATCCTGCGGGAGCCAAACAGTTCCCATGGTGAAACCCGCCTCGCGCTGAGCGTGCAACCAATTGATGTAGAAGTCAATGGCGCGAGCGTTCCACTCTTGGGCGAGCGAGATCAGGATGTGATCTGGAAACTCTTGCCAGCGCCAGAGCGCCGTGGTGTCCGTGTATCCTAAGTCGAAGACGTAATTGCTCTCCACGCCCGGAACACTCGGGAAATTGCCGACCTTTGCGGATTTCATTTCCGTACCGTAGTAGCTTCCCTTCACAGCGGCGAACCACGAGCACTCCATTTCCGACTCGTATTCGTCCACTGGCATGGACGCCTTCATCTCATCGAGTTCCGACTGCAGAATGATGCCAGATTCGGACGCTTTGAGCATGAATCTATACCATCTGGGGGAAATACCTGCTTCCTCCCAAATGTCATAGAAGTGGTTCGGCCCGTTCGGCGTGCCGATGAAGAGCGCCCAACCTTGACGATCGGAGAGTGCAGGACGCAGAATTTCGCTCCACAAGTTCGGACGACAGTTCCCATATTCGTCGACGGCAACGCCATCGAAGTACAAACCCCGGAAGGAATCGGGGTTATCCGCTCCATACAGCGTAACTCGAGCTCCGTTGAAGAGGTCAACGCTCAGGGCGCTCTCGGAGTTCTTGACGGCCACCTCTTTGGAGTAGTGCTTGAGGTAATCCCACGCGATTTGCTTCGCCTGGGAGTAGAATGGGGCAATATATCCGTAGCGGCTGCGCTCTTTCTGGGAGTACAGCGCCTTCGTCAGAATGTCATTGATCGTTGCGACTGTCTTCCCCGCGCGTCTGTGGCAGACAAGACACGCCCATCGCTGCTCTCTCCCGTGAAATGGGAGGAATTGCGGGCGCGGCGTGTACGGAATCGTTACTGTTTTCATCGCTTGTTCGGAACCCCACCAAAGATCTTGGGATCGAGGCCCTCTAGGAGTTTCTCCTCCCAATAGTGAGCCAGTGTCTGCTCTAAATCGCGCTCGTCATACATGAGCGAATACGGTGTGGTGTAACTATGTGGGATCTTTCCGCCACCTCGCTCTGCAGATTTGGCAATGGCGTTGGCCATCTGCTCGCCTGCCTCGCGCCGGTATCCAATGTAGGGCACCGCCGTCATCTCGCGCTTGTCCCCTACTGCATCCGCTTGATGCAACAGCTTGGCCAATCCGCGCTGCCGCTCCATCACCGCGGGGAGAACCTCGCCTTTCTCCAATATGGCGTCTTTTGGAATCTTCCGCAGTTGCCTCGCCGCCCATGAAGAATTAGTTCCACCCGGCCAACCCTCTGCGTGTTGAACATAGTGGCCCGCGATTTCGTGGTTCAGAGTGCTGAGGAGATCTTTTGGACTGGATTGAGGGCCGAGCCCTATGGCCTTATCTCCGGCGCTAAAGACCCCAGAATCAAGATTCGCGCTTGGATTATAGGAAACTTCGTATTCTTTAAGCCTCGGGTACGCCTTGTAGAGTCGCGGATGGTCGTATACATCTTGGATCCCAGTTCGCCAATTGTCTCGAGCTGGATTTGTCTTTTGGTAGAGCCCCGCGAAGTCTTCGCTATCTGCGGTTAGCAGTTTGCCCTCTGGGAGCTCATAGCCGAACCTTGCGTGCTCAGGTACATGTACCTTGTCTTCCCCTAGTCGTTTCGCAGTGGAGAAATCAAAGTCTCGGCCGCGTGGGATGGGGAAGAACCCCGGAGCATCTTCAATGATGTCCTTCTGGAGCTTCCAATCTGTTGGTTTTGTCTTCCGGAGTACTTCCGCGAGATCACGCGCTCTGCGAATTATATTTGCATCTCCTAAGAAGCGTATTCCCACCGGGCCTATGGCTCCCACAGCTCCCACCCCTTTAATTGTAGATCCGCCTGGAATGAAGTCCGCCGCTTCCAAGATTTCTGGCTTTCCTCGCAGCGTTTGATTCTTTCCTGTGGTCAGCGGTTGATCATATGCAATGAGATCTGCAAGATTTGCCTTCCCCTCGAGCAGGAATTTACCGATGGCGGAGCTCTCTCCCACGGTCCGCAGGAAATCTCCGATCGCTTTAACTCTCGGATACTTAGGTTTCCACTCGGTCAGCTCTGTTTCGTCGCTCACAGCCAACCCTCGCTCACTGAAACGAGCCAAATAGCGAGGAGTGCGTAGAGTATGATGTCCAAGAGGGTCACTACTCCTCCTTTGGAGCGGGGAGGGCAGGAAGTGCTACTCCATCGAGTGCAGTGGGCGGGAGTACATGCCTCACGACAACATTCTTGTCGTCGTTCAGATCTGGGTGACTGGATGGCGGCAGGAGTCGCGCGTAGAGCTTGAAGAATTCATCTGGGTGGGCGTCTGCCCAGAGGGAAAGGCGGCTCACTCCCCCGATTTGTTGGAAGGCATCATGGAACGCTTCGACAACTGCTGTGCGGGAGAGTGGGCCTTTCCGGGGGAAAATCTTGAGGAACTTGAGATTGGGCTGCCCTGCGAGTGCCTGAAGAGTCGCTAGCGACTCTTCGTCCTCAGCAGCAATGAACTGGACG